CATAATCCGTAGCTTGTTTGTGGAAGAAGACTAACGCAGGAACACCTCACGAGCCAAACGAGCGGCATCGTCGGGCGTCATGCGGCCAATCTCTGCGGATACAGCCCGAAGCCCCTCGTGAATCGATGCCCACTCATCGTCGTCCCAGGGAACGTCTGTGGTGCGCGGGGGCTTGCCGGGAAAGTTCTCGAGCAGTACACCCGGAACCTTACCGCGCATCCGCATGTAGCACCGCAGCTGTACAAAGTCGTAGGCGGGCGGGACGGGCCAGAACCTCTTGCGGTTCTTGGTCTCGACAATACGACCGTCCTGGTACCCGTCAATGTAGCCGATGAGACGGTACTCCGGACACTCGAGCTGTGTGAACGTGTTCCGCTCCGAGATTTCCTTGCCAGACTCGGCGGCAAACGCGTCTTCGGCCGTCTTCTCCAGTTTCGTGCCCCGCCGTTTCTGGATTTCGGACGCCAGAACCTCCTGTTCGGGCATAGCATCGATCTTCTCCCGCACCTCCTTGGTCACCGACAGACGTTCCAGTTCGATCTCGGGTGTCGTCTGTCCCGTGTGAATACGAAGCTTGGCTGCCTCAACTTCCGGGCTCGCGACGACGCGATTGCCGTCCAAGCACTCCTTCAGCAGCACGCGGGCGTTCGTATCCTTGAAACTCGAGACAATGCTCTCCACTTCGGCGTCGCTTTTCGCAGCGGTAGCCTCACGGACGCACTTGGCAAGAGCTACGTGCACCTCGTGGGGAGCGGCGGAAACGAGCTCCTTGTCCGTCTTTCCGCCTACTTCTGTTTTTCCTGCCAAGACCGCCTCCTTGAACTCTGCCATTTGCGATAGAACCTTGAGAAGCACTTCATTCTTGGTCTTGTACGGATTGCGGCCGAGAATACCGGCGACTTCGGATGCACTGAAACGGGGCTTGCTCATTTTACTGTATGACCTGTGTGCTTATTTCGAAAGTGTATCCGTTTTCATCTGCATACTCTTTGAGTTCGGCACTGTACGTTTCAAGCACCTGGGGGTAGAACCGTGCGTTCCCAAAGAGATGCGGGATGTACCACGGATTGGGTCGGTACCTGTGTCGCAGTATTATGCCGTACATTTTCAGACCGACATCCGGTCTCTTTACTCGGTCGGCCAGAATGATCATATTGTACGGCAGGAGGAACACGTGGGCTTCAGGGTGTACAAACAGCTTTGTGCTTCTGTCCACCCGGTCAAAGTCTGGATTTAGAAGCTCGTAAAACGCAAACGCGAGATCGTGCATTCCTTTCAGGAGGTAGTGGTTTATCAAGAGATTTGCACATTCGACGCGGTCGCGGTCGAAGCGAAACGATTCAATAAGAGCATACAGACCGAGTTCTGGCGTTCCGAGCTTCGCATATAGTTCATAGATTCGCAGACAGGCAATGTACTTTTCCTGAACCCACCCCTCGAGCTGGATAGTCTGCGTATACCACCGAATGGCATGTTCGTTCATCCCGGCATCCTTATACGAATTCGCACAATAGAAGGCGTATCGATTGCGTATCGGCTCCCGAGTTGCCTCGAAGGCGGTGGCAAGAACTTCGGCGTCTTTCCGAAATCGCTCTGGATCTTTCGATCGAGTCCCTTCTGTCCGTGCGATACAGCGATAATTTCCCGCGATGGTCGTCTGGGTTACCGGATGGCCACTGCCATCCGCACATTCCAAATACTCGTGGAGCACGCCAACATACCTCCACCGGTGACAGCGGTTGTTGAAGATGCTCGAGCGATGGAACTCGATACCGCCCATCCGAAATAGCAAATTGTATATGTCGGCCGTCATAACCTCCGGAAGTGCTAGAACTCCGTCAATCGTGTCATCTGCGTCAAACATCAGGCAGTAATCCGTCTTTCCGTACGCTAGACTGACAACCTGGGTCCGATTCGTCCCAAAATCCACCCACGGAACCTCGTGCAGCTCTCCCGGGATTTCTTGCAGTGTGCGTTTTATGATGTCCTGGGTTCCGTCGGTAGAACCCGTATCGCAGATAACCCAGTACTGGAATGGAACTTTCTCCATGAGACACCGAAGGGTGCTCTCAATTATATGCGATTCGTTCTTGACAATCATCGTCAGGCACAGAGTGGTCGGCATTGTGTGTTGGAATCAACACCCTCTAAACACTCTGAATAAACTCCCACTGGAGGTAGTCGCAAATTTTCTTCCAAATCTGATCGTGTTGAATGAGTCGGTCTCGGCTCTTCAAGAGAGGGAAGTGCACCTTGTATTCGTCAAGCTCGAGAAGCTCTAAGAACTTGTAAATGATGTACGAGTAGGACAGGAAATTGCGACGCTCGTCGGGGCAGTATAGCAAATACGGGGCCTGAACTTCCTGAAACATTGCTCGTATCTTGTCCTCGATTTCGGGAGTAATTGTCGGTGGAGGGTTTCCGTTCAGTCGACTCAGAATATGAGCGGCGTGTTCGTAGTAGCGATTCCGACCGAGTTTCTTGAGAATTTCTCGAATATTTTGTTCGGAGAGTAAAGCGATATTGTCGATGCGACGCTTGCGGAGTTCGCAAATGACTTCATTCATTACGTCTTCCGGAATCTCCGTGCTCTCCTTTGCCTGAAATTGGTTCAAAATTTCATTGAGGTGATTCTGCTTCTTGTACGCATAATTGTTCCGCTCCTTCGGGGTGTCTCGGAAACTCGGGAAATCCGAGACGACGAGGGCGTACTCTTCCGATCCGCATTTCGGGCATACCAAAATACCCTCGGAGGTAATCTCTTCGCGAGGCACATTGCAGGGTGCACAGTGCTCGGACATTTTTTTGATCTGTTCGGGATTTTCGATGAGAGAAACTCCGTCCGACAAACCACGGCGAACCATGTACTCGTCAAACATCTTCTTTTTCGACGGACCGACGGCTGATTCGGCCACCGAAAACAACTTATCGAACGTGCCTACTGATATTTTCGGGGCAAGTGGAATGGAGGGAGTCTTGCTGGATGCCTTTGCATAATAGTCTAGCATGATGTCTCCACTCGACAAATAGTAATCTTGAACTTCTTGTTGTCCAAGGACGGCATGAAGATTCGACTGACATTTATTGAGCTCGGTCTGCATTTTCGAACGGCGAATCGATTCGTCAAAGTCGAAAATATCAAAGCTCGTATTCAACTCAGACTGCAGGGTTTCAATTCTGGACTGCAAGTTCTGAATATTGGCCTGCGACGATTTTTCCGAAATCTCCTGAATATACTGCTCGTGCATCGAGTCTAGCGTACCGTAAGTGTCTCGTGGTTTCGAGTGAACATCGCGGGTCTTTTTTACCTTGAAGACGTCGGAAGACATCCACTGCTTACTCAACTTGGCCTCTGAGTCTCTAACTCATTATTTTGAGGACAACGAGGGTGGCAATGGCCAGGCCCAGAAGAATCATCGGACCCGATTCGGTGTTCACGAGTGTCCGAGGAACGTGGGGAGAGTTGAAATACGGGGTGAAGGATTCGGGGGCAGTCGGTTCTGCCACTTGCGTGCATCCGTTGAGGTTAAACTCCAGAGAGGGGGACAGGAATTTCGTCTCACGGCCCTTGTCCAGTCCTGTTTTCTCGTCAGTAACTGGGCAACTGAACGCTTGGCAGGGCGGAACACCGTCGAGAACCAGGGCGTTCATAATTTTGAGAGGGTTCATGGCAGCAATGTCCCCGGCAGCTCCGGGAATAATGCCGTCAAAACCACCGCCAGAAACAGCATTCCGAAAACTCGGACCAAGAACTCCCGCAGCGTCGTCTCCGCCCAGCTTGTTGTTGTTCCACGTCCAACGGTTTACGACCTGACCGCTCGGTGTCCGACATTTCCCACCCGTGTCTCGAAAGAATTGATTACCGACCTTGGGACCGGATAGAAGACTGTTTACGTATCCGCCGATCGCAGTGGCATTCGTAAACACTTGACTGAAGGTGCCGTTGCTCGAAACGCCCTGTGCCGCGGGGGAGCGGATGGTCTGCAGGTAATCGAACGACGGGCCCAGTGCAGCGTCCATACCGCTGTTAACCGCTCCGATCGGGTTGTCTCCAGCCGACGTAATGCTGGTTTGAACGGAGCTCCACATTATTACAGTGCGAGAGATGCGAATTTGCAGAGATACTCTTGGAAATGAGGATTGGTCAGAATGCACGGTCGCTGGCGGGCGACGGTTTCGACGATATCGTTTAGCTTCACCCGAAACCGTCGGATCACGTAGGCCATAACGAGGGTTGCGGAGCGGTTCATTCCGGCCTGGCAGTGGACGTATACGTTGCGGCACGTGGGGTCCCGCAAAAACTTGTCCATTGCGGCTTCGAAATGGGCGTAGTGTTTGCGAAGAATATCCGTGGGGTCGTCAAGGGCGTTCATGCAGGCGTACCTATCTGGCCCAAGAGCGTTTTTCAGGCCGAGCGGGCACTCATAATCCTCGGCACAGTTG